TCAGTGCTGCTGAAACGTGCCCGCAGGATGAAGGCCATTTACGAGCTGCCGCTGATGCCAGAGGGCCGCACAGTGCGCAAGGCGGAACCTCGTGATCTGGTGGTGCAAGACGCATGGTTTGAGCACCTTTTGAAGTGCATAGAAGTTGACGACTGGCGCCTATTGACTGAGTTCATCTGGCATATGGGCTGCCGTGTCAGCGAGGCACAGAACCTGCCATGGGAGCGGGTCAACTTCACCAGCAGGCGTGTTCAGTTCATCAAAACCAAATCCCTCAACGCCAGACAGCTGCCAATGAGTGAAGAGGTTGAGCGGATCCTGCTGCAATCACGGAGAGCAGGAAACAGGCAGCCATTCCCGAGTAAGTACCGGGCTTTTCGTGACCACTACAGACAGAAGGTCTATGAAACGTGCGATTACTTCGGACTGGGGCCTGATGTTCAAAAGGAATGGAACATTCACGCCTTGCGCCACACCAAGCTGACGCGATTAGCCAATGCTGGTGCAAACGCCATCCAGATCAAGGAATGGGCAGGCCATCACAGTTTGGCCACGTCCCAGGGCTACATCCACAGCTCCGGCATTGATCTGGAGTCTCTTGTGTCTGTTGAACGCAGGCAAGCACCTGATTCATGGTGCATCGAGGGGCAATCCGTCCGCTAAAAACGCTGTCCCTGACTGGTATCTTGGTCTTTCGCACGGCACTACTAATGCCTTGTAAGACTTGCCACTAGGCAACAACCAGTCAGGACCAGCGATCACCACTGAGATCTCTGAGAATGACCAGGCAACAATCAAACACCGGCAACAGCCCAGCTGCACCAGAGCTTTCGCAACAGATTGCACTTGAGGAGTGGTGCGTTGGCACTGGAGGACAGAGAGCAACAGCAGGCGATTGGATGAAGGGTGCGGATGGATTTATGTCCCACTCTTTTGCTGCTCCCTACCTGGAGCAAGTCCTCAAGCTGTATCGCAAGGCCAAGAGCGCACCGACAAACTTTGGTGCGATGTGGGGGTTGATGGAGAACGAGCGAGCGGTGCTGCAAGTAGCCGCTGAATCGTTAGTTCATGTCATCAGCCACAGCATGGATGGCCGCAAGCGCAACAGCATTGCGGTGGAGGTTGGCAAGCGTGCTGAGTTTGTGTTGTGGCTCAACCATCCGATGTGGAAAGGATCGCTGCATCTGCGTGGTCTGCGCCTGGCCAATGGCCGAACGCTGGACATGTCGTTAATTCGTAAGCGGTTGATCGACAAGGGATTTAAGAAAGCTGCCTTGTATCAACCATTGAGCAGAGAGGAGAGGCTCAAGCTCGGGACGATGTTCGTCGAGGTGGTGGCTCAGACCACTGGGTTGATGAAGTTTGAGTGCGAGGAGACAGGCCGTGGCCGCAAGGCGTTGGTGTGTCGGATGACCAAGACTTACTGGGATTTCATGCGCAACTGGCAGCGGAACTTGCTGCTGTTCCGTCCTGTTTATATGCCCATGGTGGTGCCGCCTGGGGATTGGGCAGCGCATGACGACGGGGGATTCGTCACGCTCGGGACCACTTGTTCGACGGTGCCATGGGAACGATGGCCTGACCAGATGAAGTCAGCGCATGAGTGCGTGCTGGGCAGCTTGAACTACCTGCAATCAGTGCCGTTTCAGTTCAACCACGAGCAGGTTCAACTGCAGCATCAGGTCTGGGATCTAGGTCATGCCATCGGAGCGTTGCCATGTCGTGAGCGGATGGAGCGACCAAACAACCGCAAGTGCATGAACGAAGGGATGGAGCCGACTGAGTATTGGAATTTGTTTTGGCGTTGGAAGGGAGACCAGCGTGCGAACACGCAGCGGACGCACTTCATCAACTCATTGGTGGGATACCGGAAGCTGAAGGATGCGGACAAGTTCTATTGGGTGTGGTTCAACGACAGCCGCGGCCGCAAGTACCAGCGGGGCAGCCAACTGAACTACCTAGGCAATGACGTGAGCCGCAGTCAGATCGTGTTCGATCGGCCGGCTCCGATGCGTGGCCATGAGCCTGAGTTTTTATGGGCGTTGGGCGATGCGTGGGGATTGCCTAAGGACCAGAAAGACCGTGAGCTATGGGCCAGCGAGCACTTCGTGCAGATCATGCGAGCTGGTGATGAGCCGCTGGACTGCATCGGCTGGTGGGAACAGGCCAAGGAACCGTGGCGATTCGTGGCGTTGTGCCGAGAGATGGCTCGATATATGGAGGACGACGAATACCAAACACGAATGGTGTTCCAGCTGGATCAGACGTGCTCTGGCTACGGGCACCTGGCTTGTCTGCTGAGGGACGTTGACCTGGCACTGCTGACCAACGTGGTGGGTGAACACCCTGCTGATTTGTATGAGGCAGTGCGGCAGGTGGTGCAGCACCAGACGATGCCGTGGCACAGCGAAGACGAGCGCACCAAAAAGTGTGCGGACTGGTGGGCTGAGTGGGGGTTTGATCGGAAGCTGATCAAGCTGTGCGTGATGCCCTGCATCTATGGCCGCAGCCACCAGTCCATGCTGCGAATCATTGAAGAGCACTGCCGGGATCGGATCAACAACTTCCTGACACCTGATGGCATCAGGGTGGTGGACCTGGCGAAGACGTTGGGCTTTGCGATCAACGCAGCAGTGAAAGAGGTGCTGCCAAGTGTGAATGGATTGCAGAAATGGTTGAGGGTATTGGCGAAGGCCAGTGTTGATCAGGGCAAGGCCCCGTCATGGGTGACACCCAACGGAATGCGGGTGTTGAGCTATGGGATGGAGACCAATGAGCACAACATGTATCTGGAGCTAAGCGGCCGGATGATGAAGATCAGCTGCGGGTTAGATGACGGAGTTATCTGCAAACAAAAGAGTTACAGCCGGTTGGCTGCTGATTACATCCACAGCATGGATGCGGCGTTCTTGGAGCGATTCATTTGGCACTGGCGTGCGTATGAATATCCGCTGGTGACAGTCCACGACTGCATAGGGACCAGCCTGGACAAGGTTGCATTGCTTAGGCGCGAACTTAATGATCAGTTCGCCAGGTTCTACAGCGAGGATCACCTGTCCAAGTTGAAGCAACGGGTAGAGGATGAGACCGGGCAGCGTATGCCGTGGGCTCCGTACAAGAACACGCTTGAGCTGCACGAGATTGGAGAAAACTTGCATTTGTTCTGCTAACACCTTGCCTACTGGCAACAATGCTAGTAGGCTCACATTGCTGGCAGGGTTGATCGACTGCAACCTGTAAGACCAGCACTTTTATCCATCACTTTCCTTCATGGCCAACAACATTTCAACCAACGTCCAAGAGGTTGCATTCGCATATCTTTCTGAGCCCCGTGAAAACCTCAGCGGTGCCCTTGAATGGAACGTTGCACTCAACGTTCCTGTTGCCCAGATGCAGCAGTTCGAGGACGCTGCACTTGAGGAGATCGCAGACAAGCAGAAGGCTGGTCGCTTCCCCAAGCCCACTCCCCAGGGCTGGAACACCCCTTGGAAGGACAGCTACAAGAAAGAGGAAGACGGCACCAAGACCAAGGTTGATGACCACAATCTTGTGGTCTTTAAGCGCAAGGTTGAGCGCAAGATGCGTGGCGAGATTGTCCGCAACAATCCCCCTGTCATCTTCGATTCACTGGGTCAAAAGGTTCCCAATCCTCCCAAGCTGGGCAGTGGCAGCAAGGTCAAGGTGATCTACAACGCCTTCGCTTATGACACTGCAGTTAAGGGTGTGCAGTTCCAGTTGGTTGGCCTGCAAATTGTGGAGTTGAAGGCTGCTGCTTCTGAGATTTCTGTCGCACCTGTCGAAGGTGGTTGGCAGGCAGAACGTGAAGGCATTGACGAACTGCAAGCAATCCTCAACGACTGATGTTCAACCGCTTCAACCAACACAGGGAGCGGCGGAAGAAAGGCGAGTTCAGATCCAAGCTTGAGGGAGAGATCAGTCAGGCCTTGCAACAGCAGGGCCTTGACATCGATTACGAAAAAGATCGATTCGATTTCTACCTCAAGCGGTTCTATACCCCAGACTTCCGAGTGAAGGGCAAGGCCTTTGATTTCTGGATTGAAGTCAAGGGTTACTGGCCCAGCAGTGAGCGATCAAAAATGCTCGCTGTTATTCAACGGCATCCAACACTGCCGATCTTTATTGCACTGCAACGTCCGCACATGCGGATTAGCAAGACGAGTAAAACCTCGTACTGCATGTGGTGTGAGAAGTACGGACTGGCTTGGTGTCCTACCCCCATCCCCGATGACTTCCTCAACGCATGGGTAACTGGTCAAAGACTCACCTTCCGTGCCCCGACACAGAAGGAT